GCACGGGATAAGTGCCGCGAAACGGCGCATTTCGGAGGACGAAGAACTTGCCCGCAAGGTCGACCAGATTCGGTGGGTGCTGAAGGCAAACTACCTCCAGAAAGACGCGATCGCGCATTGCCTGAACACGGCATTTGAAAAGCCGAAGCACCACCGCCCCGTCAAGATGCTGATGGAATACGGGATGGAGCCCGAGTTCGCGAAGGCCGCCCGCGACCGTGAGGCGGCTGCGTGAGCGTTCGCGCCATGACTCGGGTGTGGGAATTAGACCTGCCGGACAGCGACAAGATCGTGCTGCTGGCGCTGGCCGATTGCGCCAATGATGAGGGGCATTGCTGGCCGTCCGTGGCCTCGCTTGTCCGCAAATGCAGCAAGAGCGAGAGGACCATTCAGGCGGCGATCAAGAGGCTCGTCGATGAGGGGCTGCTGGTTCGCAGGGAAGTTCCGGGAAAGGGCTGTAATTACACCGTTTTGCCGAGGACGGGTGCGAAATCTGCGCCCCGCAGCGATAACGGTGGAGCAACGCCAGCACCGGCGCAGGGAACGACGCGAACCCCCGCAGCCGCTGCGGACAAACCGTCAGTAACCGTCAATACGGAAGCTAAAGCTTCCTCACTGCGCGTGGTGGATCATTACAATCAGGTCGCCGAAAAGCATGGGTGGCCGAGGGTTCGGGTTCTCGACGCCTCCCGCCGCCAGACGCTTCGGCTCCGCGAGAGGGCACATGGCGCGGATGCGCTGATCGAGGCGATAGACGCAATGGCCGCCTCGCCGTTCATTCGCGGCGAGGGGCGCAAAGGCACCTGGAGGCCGGACTTCGACTTCCTGCTTCAGCCGGTAAGCCTTCGTCGCCTGTTGGAAGGCTTCTACGGCGCGGACGAAAGGCGCGAAGTGGTGACTGAGGGCGACCGCCGCGCCGAGCTGATGAAGCGTGCCAGCTTCTTCGACAGCATAAATCAACCGGAACAGGCCGCCGATTGCCGCCGCCGAGCCGCTGCCTGTGGTGAGGGCGAGGTGATCCCGATTGGGTCGGTTGCCAGTGCTGCGCTTGCTGCTGCCGGGAGGGGAAAATGACGCGCGAAAATTTTTTCCGCCGCTGGTCCCTATGCTTCTTGGTGATGCTTGAGCGAAGCGGTCACAGGACAACAAGCCCTGCCGTGTATTGGCAGAAGCTTGTCCGGACCGCCTCGGTCGATGATGCCCCTTGGAGCCAGCCATCGCTTCGCAGTCGCTTGGGGATGGGATTATCCCAAGCTCGGCCGTTGCTTTCGAGGCTGGTTCCCGCCCCGCTCATCCCCGCTCGGCCTTTCGGACTCGGGTTGCGCTTTGATGAGGCCCTTCTGGTAGCGCGTCAGTGTCTCGCGGCCAGAAGTATCAAGCCAACCCCGCGAAACAGCGCCGCGCTAGCAGATGGCGGAGCGCGAGTCAAGTGCCGCATGACTTATCGCGGTGGAAAGCTGGAGGAGGTGTGATGGCCCGGAAGGTCAAACTCGCTACCGTTGAATTGCACTGGGCATTTCAGCACGGGCAGCGCTCGGCAAGGCGCGGCAAGAGCCTTCGCGATAACCCATATCGGCCATGTTCTGACGGCGACCTGTGGCGCGCGTGGAACCGTGGATTTGCCGACCCCGGATCGTCGAAGGATGCGCGTATTCGGCGCAACCGAGCGCGAGCTGTGGTCGAGAGGCACGGCGAAACCTGCTGGCTGTGCCATCGCAGCATCGCGGACGGCGAACTGACTATGGATCACGTCGTTCCACGCTCGAAGGGCGGGCGGGCGACGCGAGACAACCTGCGCCCAGCCCATGCCGAGTGCAACGTGAAGCGCGGCAATGGCCCGCCGCCCGTGTTGCTGCTGCGTCCCGACATGATGCTCAAGCAATGCGAGTTCGCGTGATGAGCCGCCACCTTTTCATCCAATCACCAGACGGCGGGGGTGCGTCATGGGTTGGCTACTTCGGCGGCGGCTCTGAACTCAGCGCCGGTTCGGTTTCCGTCCCCGCCGCTCCGCAATCGAGCTTTCATCTCACTCGTTGCGGGACGTTCAACGCGGCAAAAAACACTTAGGTTCCAAGGGCGGGGGAAGAAAAAGTGGGAGGAACAGAAACAGGGTGGTGTGTGCTGCGGACAGCCGCGCGGCACACGCTCATGCTCGCGGAATCGCTGGCGGAGGACGGCTACGAGGTTTGGACGCCGGTTGAGGTGCGGATGATCCGCATTCCGCGCAAGAACGTGAAGCGCGAGGTGCGCCTTCCGATCATGCCGAGCTACGTCTTTGCAAGGGCGCACCAGCTCGTCGATCTCCTGATGATGGCAGACGCGCCGGTGAAGCGCCGCACATGCGCATCGCGGCGTGACGAGTGGGGCAGGGAGATCAAGCCGAAACCTCATTCCGACTTCGACGTGATGCACGCCTTCGGCCAAATCCCCCTGGTGCCGGACAAGCATTTGAACGCGCTGCGCGTCATCGAAACGAAGCGCACGCCAGCCAAGAAGGCGGACAAGCAGTTCATTCCGGGCGTCACCGTCAAGGTCGGCGGCGGGAGTTTCGGAGGGATGGTTGGACGGGTCAAGAGGTCCGACACGGGTTACACGATCGTCTGCTTCAATGATCGCTACATCGTGAAAATTCCCACTTTACTTTTGAAAGAAGATGGTGTAAGCGATGGGGACGAGATCGCCTTTTCCGAGGCGGCTTGAGCGGGTGGGACCGAGGCGCTTGCCTCAAAGGAGCTGACTGGGCGGTTTCGCCTTCGTCGCCACCACCCAAGATGATTGACCGGGACGCGCGCAAAAGGCGTGCTTCCCGGGAGTCCGTAGGGTTGCCTAAAACCCTGACATTTTCACAATCCGCGCCAGTCGCGGTTCCCGCCGACTCCATCCGAACGCGACCACTGAAAGCCCAGAGCGCTTGAAAAGCTGACGGCGCTGGTAGTCGGCGGGATTACTCACCGGAGGCGACCGATGATCTGGTGGCAACCGCCGCAGACACGAGCGCACCGCAAGAAATGGTGGGACACACCACTAAGCCGCAAGTTCGGCGCGCAGGGATTGGCCGCGCGATTGTGGCTGAAGCACTTCTATCCCTATGCCGTTCCCGATTACCAAAACGACAGAGACGCGCTGAGGTGGTGAGATGACGAGCGAAGAGCTGTCGGACATTTGCGACAAGCTCGCCGAAGGAAGATCGCTGCGCTCGATCTGCCGGGAATTGGGAAAAGCGGAAAGCTCTGTTCGCTATTGGCTGAACAAGGACGAGCAAGCTTTCGCGCATTCCGCCCGCGCGCGAGAATTAGGTTGTGACGCGCTGGCCGACGAGTGCCTGGAGATCGCTGACGGAAAAGAGCCGAGCGACGTGAAGCGCATTCGGATCGACACACGCATTCGCCTGATCGGCAAATGGTCTCAGCGCTATTCGGATAAGCTGGCGATCACGAACAAGACCGAGGTGACGCACCGCTATGATCTCGACAGCCTCAGCGAGGGCGAGCTTGACGAGCTTGAGCGCATCCTTGCCAACGCTGGAGCAGGTAAGGGCGGCGAAGGCGAGGCGATCCCTCCTCAAGTTCACTGAGTTCACCAACCCGCTGTATCAATCGGCGGACCATCACAAGCGCATCTGCGACAGGCTGGAGGCAGTAGAGCGCGGCGACATCGACCGGCTGATGATCTTCATGCCGCCGAGGCATGGCAAGTCGGAGCTGGCGAGCAAGCGGTTTCCGGCCTGGTGCCTGGGGCGCAACCCGCGCCGGCAGATCATCGCGGCAAGCTACAACAGCGACCTCGCCAACGACTTTGGCAGGAACGTCCGCAACATCGTTGACGAGCCTGAGTTCGGCGACGTGTTTCCCAACGTCTCACTGGCGAGCGACAGCCACGCCGCCAACCGCATGAACACCAATCACGGCGGCGCGTATGTCGCGGCGGGCGTTGGCACGGCGGTTACTGGCCGGGGCGCGCATATCGCCCTCATCGATGATCCGTTCAAGGATCGCGAGGAAGCAGACTCAGAGCGCCGCCGCGATCTCGTCTGGGACTGGTATCGTTCGACCCTATTCACCCGCCTCATGCCCGGCGGCGCAATCGTTCTCATTCAAACCCGTTGGCACGAAGACGACCTTGCTGGACGCCTCCTCGCCTCAGAGGGCGATCAGTGGGAAGTCCTTGAACTGCCCGCCATCGATGCTGACGGCAAGGCTCTATGGCCCGAATGGTATGACGAGCGAGCGCTAGAGCGGATCAAGGCGACCATCGGGCCACGGGAATGGTCGGCGCTGTATCAGCAGCGTCCGCAGCCCGACGAAGGCACGTTCTTTCAGCGTGCATGGTTCAAGGAATGGGAAGCGAAGCCCGAGCTGCGATTGTATGGCAGTTCGGATTACGCGGTCACGGACGGCGGCGGCGATTATACGGTCCACCGGGTCTGGGGGATTGACGCGGCGGGGGCAATCTACCGCGTCGATGGGTGGCGCGGGCAGGCCACCTCTGACGTGTGGATCGAAAAGAAGCTGGACCTCATCGCCAAGCACAAGCCGCTCGCGTGGTTTGGCGAGGGCGGGGTGATCCAGAAAGCAATCGAGCCGATGCTTCGTCGCCGGATGCAGGAGCGCAAGACCTTCTGCCGCCTGGAGTGGTTGCCAAGCGTGGCCGACAAGCCGACGCGGGCGCGTTCGTTTCAGGCGATGGCCGCAAGCGGTCGGGTGCATTTCGAGGCGGGTGCCGACTTGGGCGAGTTCCTGAGCTTCCCCGCCGGCAAGCATGATGACGAAGTGGACACGGCAAGCCTGATCGGGCGGGCCATCGATCAGGCGCATCCTGCGGTGGTCGCCAATGCCGTGAAGCCGAACACTCCGCCGGACTTGAAGCGGTGGCGACCGCGCAATGGCGGCGGCGACAGTTGGAAAACGGTTTGAGGGAGGGTTGATTGGCTGACGCTCCCGAAATGACGCTGGAGAGCTACCGCAAGATGTTTGCGGACGCGCGCGACATGCTCGCCCCCAATCGGCAGGAGCAGCAGGTTGACGACGACTATTATCACGGGACGCAGCTAACCTCCGCCGAGCTGGCGACGCTCAATGAGCGCAAGCAGCCGACCGGCATCTTTAACCGCTACCGCAAGTCGATCAA